GTCAAGTATTAGATGACCACTTTCTTTCTATTGAGTAAGTGGGCTTCTTCTATATCCTCTTTGGATTGACCAAAATAAGCAACACCCAAGTGTTCTCGAATCATTATATCTTTTACGCTTTGGTCTCTATCTTCCTTGGCATCGTACACGATAAACTCTCCAAGGATACGACCAAATTTCCCTGTGGCGTCTTTGTGAGTCCGTAAAGTTGATTCTTTCCCAAGGGCCGTTTTAAGAAATGCCTTCGCCATAAGTCCGTATTGCTTTTCAACCTTATCTCTTGTCCGGCTTTCAGGAGTGTCAATTCCATATAATCGCACTCGTTGGTTACGATACCATATTCCGAAACCGAGATCAATGTCGACATCCACGGTGTCACCATCTACTACCCTTACGATTTTACATTTATACTCGTACATATCAACCTTTTAAAGTTTGCTTAGTAACAATATTATTGTCCGGAACAAGAAGTCCTGAACCAAATCGTCTATTGTATTCATTTAGCAAAGATGTCTCAGGTTGATAAATTGAAACGATGTGTGCTGGCATAATAGGTACTTTATGCTCTTTAGCAAAAGGAGCATAGGGAGCAAGGCCAATGCCAAACTCATTGGGATTATCCTGTTTAGGAACCATCATTATTAAACAAGGTTTATTGGCTAGAACAAATTCCCTGCCTTCAACTTGTATCTCTTCGATATCTCCAATGATGTCCTCACCAGATGATAATTTTATAATTTGGACATTGGCCATGCTTTATTCCTTATTTAACTTTGATTGTTGTTGCTTTCTTTTCTTCTGGAACTTCTCTAATCAGAGTGATTAAAAGCATTCCATCTACAAACTCTGCATCTTCTACTTTAACATGTTCTGCTAATGCAAATGTTCTTGTGAAGTTACGAGCTCCAATACCCTTGTGATAAAATTCTCTTTTATCTTCGCCTCGGTCTTGTACACCTTGAACAACGAGTTTATTACCTTCGGGTACTAGGTTGATGTTAAATTCATCTTTTGTGAAACCTGCTGCTGCAATTTCAATAATGAATTTTTCATCTTCAACCTTTACAATATTGTAGGGTGGATAATTGTTTGCAATCTCTGAAACATTCACAAGATTGTCTAACATTCTATCAAAACCTACAGTGAAAGGTTTTACATCATTTAAAAAATCAGCCATGTTGGCTGTAGTATATCTTCTTACCATTTTAGTTTCCTCCTATATTTAGCAAGGTTAGTTATACGAGACCCTTTCGGCGTCTCAATTTTATTTATAAAAGTTTAAGGGTTTTGATTAAATTCACCTTCCCTAAACCACAAATTAACAGCCCACTTTTCTCCTAGTCCTACAGGCTCTCCGCCATGTAAAGCAAATGGGTGTTCAATGTTTGTTCCGGGATAACATGTATGAAAAATTATTAAGCGACCCTGAACTGCATCTACTCTTCTAGACAGTTTAGGAAAAATTGTTCCTCCCCCAGAAGTAGGAGTATTCAAATACATTAATGCAGTTAGAACTCTTTGTCCTCCCGACTTAATAAGTTCTGGATTTTTTACAAGATCAAAAGTATCATGATGTGGTTTGTATTCTTGTGTTTTATCATATCGAATAACTTGAGGCGGCTCACTCTGAGCAGGATGTATTCCTACTTTGGATGCTACCTTTTCCATAAACGTTTTGACAAAGGAATCAGTATGAGATAGCCAATGTTGATAGCTAGTCCTTGCATCTGTTATTGGATTGTCTTTGTCAAAAACTTTTGAACGTTCTAAATGATCTCGACTCATTTCTATTATAGTTTCGCATTCGTAACTCGTTAGAAAATTGTCCTCATAATATATAAGCGGCGTCAAATTTAGGATCATATTATGTTATCGTTTTTTACCTATGTTGTACTTTGGAATTAAATCCCATTGATCTTTTTCTTTAAAAGCAATTATTTTAATCTGACTTAGAGGGGCTAAATTTTCTTCCTCTAATTCAATTAAAAGTTTTACAAGTCCCCAATCTTGTAGAAGTTTACCTATTGTGTTCCTTCTTTGCAAATCGTTCTCTGTAAAATCTGCCGCTTTGCCGTCTAAAGCAAACAGTTCTTTAAAATGCGTAATAAAGTATCTTCCCTTCTTGTGTAAAATATGACAAGACTGAAAAAGAACATTATCCTTTTTAGAAGCAATGCCTATTCTAGACAATGTTTCCCTGACTTTTAAGAAGTCATCAGGACTGTTGAGTTCTATCTCTAAAGGAAAATAACCTGGAAAATTAATATCAAAGAAATCTTCTTTGTTGTTCATCTCATTTACCTTATAACTAATCCATAATTACTCTATGGAATTCTTAGTTATTTATAATTTTCCACCTTTAGATGATTTTAGGTATTCCTTGATCTCCTCAATGTTCTCTGGAGTTAAAATTCTTAAGGCTTCTTTTGCCTTATTGAAACTGTAACCAAAATACTTTTGTACTGCTTCAAGATTTTCTTCTTCACTTTTCAACCATTTGTTGTAGCGTTTCTTTTTGCGAACAACAGCACAAAGAAAATCATACTGCATCTTTTTATCTAAATGAGATCTAGAATTCATTTCATTGCCAGCAATAACTGTATCAGCACCATACCCCATAGCACGATTAACTATAAAAGGATTGTATTGATTCTCTGTCCAATCATCTACAATCAAATTTTCTTTGGTGTAGTTTATGCTATTGGCAAAATCAAAAGGGGAGATCTTCGCAAGTTTTTCTACGAAATCT